TATCAGAAGATTATTGGTTCTGTCAAAAGGTTCAAGAAATAGGTCTTAAGACTTGGTTATGTCCTTGGATGAAGACAATGCACGTAGGCACCATGATTTATGGTGGTTCTCTGGCTGACTTAGCAGCAATTGGAGCTTCTCCTACTGCCGATCCAGCACAATTAAAGAAGTTCCGCGATCAAGCAAAGAGCTAACTTGTGATCCAAGTAATTCATGAAAAAGAAACAAAATCAAAAGGATACTTGGATTATGACACTAGAAGAAGCACTTGAAAACGATATCATTGAAAGCGGTGATCTTATCGCCTTCAGTGGTAAAGACTGGAAGAAAAGATTTGAAAAAGTAGAATATAAGAATTATATTTATTTTTCAGATGTTGCTTTAGCTTTTGTTAAAGATAAAGAAGCATTTATGTATTTTTATTTACCAAAATCTGGACTACAATTAGTACCACTTGAAGGATTAGATTCTTTTCTTCTTATTAAGACTGGAATTACATGGAATAAAACAATTCAGGCTGTAATGAAAAGCCTGATTGGAACTAAGAAGTCTCATATTAATGAGTTTCTTTCTTTCTTTTCTAAAAATACCACAGAAAAAAGATTTTATCCAGCATTATTAGCTGGTTTGATCCTTATCTATGGTGGATATCGCATTGTTCTTGACGGAATTACTCCGACAAGAATGATTAATTCATTAACTCACATTTTAGGACGAAAGTCCATATATATTAAAAAACAAGAAGGATAGTATGTCAGATATTTTTAACGAAATTACCGAAGAAAAAGAAGTAGATTATACACAATTTAAAAATGGTGCCGATCTGCTTAATGCATTAAATGATAATGGATATAAATGGGCTCTTGCATTTACACAGACTATTAAGAAGGTAGCAGGAATTGAATTAGATGTAAATGCTGTTTTTCCTTGGTTTGCAAATGCAATCGAATGGTCAAATCAGTATAGAATTAATGAAGCCTTGAAAAAGAAAGAAGAAGAACATAATGGTGATTGGGGTAAAGATAATTCTTGACAAATAGCTGAAACTTCTTTAGTATACGGTTCTTAATTAAGTGGGATCAAAATGAAATTTACAGAAAAATTTACTAATTATCTAAAGAACTTCAGTATTATAAATCAAAGCATGTATTTTGTTCCGGGTTCTGTTCAATGTACATCTATATCAGGCAATTCAGGCGATATCTTCTTTGCACGTCTCAATAGTGACGTAGAAATTCCAGAAGATTTCGCCGTATTTGAATTAGCCAAGTTTCTGAACATTATGAGTATGTTCGATGAACCTTCAATCCAAATTGAACATAACAAGAAATTAATCATTTCTGACAGTAATCGTAAGTTTGAATACGTCTTAACGCATCCTGAAATGATTAAGTATCCGACTCGTCCAGATCGCTATAAGAGGCCCACAGAAGGCATAGAATTTTCTATGGGGTATGACAAGCTCAAAGAAGTTTTTAAGGCTTCAGCGATCCTTAAAACCAATCATATTACGTTTGGTGGTGATGGTGAGCGTCTCTTTGTTTCAGCTTCAGACTATCGTAGTCCTACATCATCAAATGGTAAGATTTATCTTGGTGAGTCTGATATTCGATTCTCTGCTGTCGTCGAAAAAGAATCCTTGAAAATTGTTGACACAACCTATGATGTTGTGGTATCCAGAAAGGGTTTCATTTATCTGACTAATTCAGAAATTGAATATTTTATTCCTGTAAATTCAGAATTCTCAAAGCTCGGAGCTTAAATTGATCAATAAAGCATGGGTCGATCTATATCGACCAAATACTCTGTCAGAATGTATTCTGACCGATGAACTTTATAATAAATTCTATTCCTTCGTCCGAACAGAGTCAATCCCAAATCTCATTTTAGTAGGCCCTTCAGGAATCGGTAAGACTTCTGTAGCTGTCGCCATGCTGAAGGATTTGGATTGTGACTATTACAAGGTAAATGCTTCTATTAAGGGTATTGATCTTATTCGTGATGAAGTTATGCAGTTTTGTTCTACTGTCTCATTCGTCGGTAAGAAGAAATACGTTATTTTCGATGAAGCTGACGGTCTTTCTGTTGCCGCTCAAGATGCTCTTAAGACATTTATCGAGGAATATGCTAATAATGCAGGATTTATCTTTACTTGTAATAGTCTTAACAAGCTTATTCCTGCAATCCAATCAAGAAATATGATCATTAACTTTGTTGTATCAAAGAATGATTTTCCTACACTAGCTAAGAATTTCTACAAAAAAGTAGAAACTATATTAAATGAAAATAACGTAGTTTTTGAAAAACAGGTAATCGGTCCTGTAATCAAGAAATTTTTTCCAGATTGGCGAAAAATCTTGATTGTGTTGCAAGAGTATGCTATAACTCATAATAACATTATAGATAATGGAATTCTTGGTAACAAGGATTTAGATACTTTAGACGAGTTGATTGGCTTTATCAAGTCAAAGCAATGGGAAAATGCACGTAAATGGGTCGGTGAGAATAATGACTGTTATGTTGACTTCGCATCTTTCTTAAGAAAGCTTTATGATGAAATAAAGGGATTGCTGCAATCTAGCAGTCTTCCGGTCCTTACCGTAAGGATGAATGAATTCGATTTTCAACATTACTTTGTTGCTGACAAAGAGAATAATGTAATCGCATTCATAACCAAGATTATGACTGAAATTGTATTTAAATGAAGAATACTCCATTTACATTCATAAATGCTATCTGTAACCATGAATATGTGGAAGTAGATAGCACCTACAATCAATTTTTAGTTAATAGATTTTTTTCTTACTTCGTAGATACGGTATTAATTAGTAACGAAGCCTCAAAATTTACTGGAATTAGTAATCAGGCTCATTTCGACTTTTATTACCATCTAATAAGTAGAAAAAAAAGATTTGTCAAAAAGTGGTACAAATCTGATAATGAAGATATCAAGATAATAGCAAATTATTATGATATCTCATATAAGAATGCGAGAATATATCTTGGTATTCTTTTGAACGAAGAAATAGCTTTGATGAAACAAAGTCTTGAAAACAATGGTTAAAGGAAAAGGTAATGACTGATATTTTTAATACCCTGATTGAAGTGAAGCTGAAGAATCCTGAAGACTTCCTTAAAGTCAAGGAAACTTTAAGTCGAATTGGAGTATCTTCATATAACGAAAAGCGTCTTGCTCAGACTTGTCACATTTTTCATAGAAAAGGTCAATATTATATTGTTCATTTTCTAGAAATGTTTAAGATCGATGGTAAAGGAAAGACTTTTACCGAGGAAGACAAGAATCGTCGTGATACAATTGCACTACTCCTTGAAGAATGGGGACTTGTGGAAATCGTAAATCGTGATATACTGAAGGGTGTTCAACCTTCTATGAAGGGTATTAAGATTGTTCCATTCAAAGAAAAAAATGAATGGGTTCTTGTTCCGAAGTATCATATCGGAAGAAAGTAATGCTTTCAGTAAGTGAAAAATATGTGGGGAGAAGGGTCAAGTCTATAAAGGCTGGCTCTTTTCCTTCATTTCGTGGAGTTATTATTGGTACTCAGAATGCATTCTATGTTGTCAAAAACACAAAAGACAACACAGAATGGTTAAGGTATCCATCAGAATTAGAGATTTATAAAAAATGATTGACTGGCTTATTGACGAAATTCTTTTAGAAAAACATGATACCGGATTTCCTACTTTGGCCGAGGCTGCAAGTAATGCCGGTCATAATGTAATATTGACAAGATATATTCCTTTTTCTACATCGGTGTCAAATGATGTAGATCAATTTATATATGAAAGACAAACAGTTTTAAATAAACCTTTGGTTGCATATGGTTGTACTGGTTTTCTGAAGCAACTTGTTAAAAATCCATATTATAAGTTTAGTTGTCCCGGTGCATACTTCAAGATAGACGAGTTGAAATACTCAGTTTATTCTTCTCAATGGGGTGAGTATATGTTTAATGAAGACTACATCATGCTTCCTTATGGAGAACTAAAGCGTCGTATCGACGAAGATATTCATGAAGGTAGACGACCACCACATTTTAAATCACATAGACTTTTTGTTAGACCTGATGTTGTCACAAAGTCCTTTGCTGGTCGTTTATTCGATTTTGATACTTTTGAAGACTCAATTCGATCTATCGTACAATATGAACCAATCGATGATAGAGAATTATGCATAATTGCATCTGAAAAAGAAATAATTGCAGAATTTCGTCATATTGTATGCGACCGTGAAGTCATTACGGGCTCTCAGTATCGACGTGATGGAAAGCTAGACATTCGTAGCGATGTTGATGAAGATTGCCACAGGCTGGCTCAACAGGTAGCAGAGAAAGAAGATATGGATTATGTCTATGTCGTCGATACTGCATTGACTGAAGATGGTCCGAGAATTATGGAATTTAATGCATTTTCATGTTCTGGTCTATACGCCTGCGACACAAATATCATTGTAGATAAAGTTGGTAAAATGGCAATAAAAGAATTGAAGGGTGATCTATGACATATAGAAATGTTTACGATAATACAAATAGAATTGACTGGATAAATTTAGAAGAATCTGAAAGAAAGCTTTTAAAACGAAAAAATAATCCTGATAATAAGCGAGCAGGACATTACACTGGTCGTTGTATGCGGTGTAAGTCTGACGATCTATGGGATGATTGCACAGCCTATGGTTGTAATAAATGTGGTGCAAAGTATTACTTTGGGGGCTGATAATGGGAACTTGCAGTACAGTTATAAAAAGAAGCTTACTTGCAAATCTTCTAATCAATTATGTCGATCAGGTAATTGTTAGAAAGGCTTCGATTTGGGACGACAATGATTTATATTACGTCATTGTCGAGTCTAAGAAGCTTCCTGAAGGCGACAACGGATCGATGGATATCATTATAGATTATCTCGATGTTCGCTTTAAACCAGACCTTGATGTTTAGGAGATTAAAATGGATATTTTATGGTATACTTTGTATGTATTAAGTGGTTTTATTCCTTGGATGATTACCTTGAAATGGCAATCAATACAATTTAAACAAGACATTTATTCAGATGATATGATTATAGCATTTTTAGTATCATTAGTATTTGGACCGCTTTTTCCTATTATCATTGGATTAGTTATGTTGGTTATTGCGTTTTGTCAATATTTAAACAAAAAGAAATTTGTAATATTTGAAGGAAAGGGAAAGAAATGACAGATCAAAAGTATATGAAACCGGGTTTTGACTTTGCTACCGGCAAACTCAATGAAGAATTAGGTGAGTCTGTAGCCGCTATAGGTAAATCTATGAGATTTGGGTGGTTTTCATACGATCCTACAGTAGATATTAATAAACGTCGTTCTAATATCGATTGGTTATTATCAGAACTAGATGATCTTAAAGGTGCAATCAAGAACTTTGAAGATCAAGTATGCTATAAAAATCTTGATAATTCAGTATTTAACAAAGGATTAAACTAATGCCACATCCCGCAAAGAATCGTCCACGCAAAGGCCGTCGTAAGGTCGGTTCAGCAAAGCGTAAAGCTCGTCGCAACAAGAAGAAGTAAGGAAATTAAATGACCACAAAAGTTACAGTAGATGCACATGCCGGTTGGCCAGTCAAAGTAATTTTTCTCGATCAAGTAAGTGAAAAAGAGACTATGACTATAGTAAAACCATATACTACTCAAGACTTTCATGTTTGGGATGGTAGAATGATTACTATTATTGAAATGAAGGGTCGAGTAGAAAAGAATGATTAATTCAGGAAAAAATCATGAAGAAGAAGATCGTCTATTCGAGAGACTTCTTCTTCAAGAACTTAAAAATGGTATGAAAGAAAAATTAATGAATGTCCTTGAAAAAGATGTTGATGACATTGTAAACTTGGCTTCAGCTAATTTTGAAATATCTGTCAAGAAATATATGGATCATTATAATGATCGTGAAATGGTAAATTATCTTATTAGAAAGCATTAATAAATACCTAAAAAAAGGTATGAAATGCAATCTTTTAAGAAATATATCACAGAAACGTTCGTAACAATAGGATTCGATCCTAAACACGAACATTTACGTGCTAAGCACAGACAAGAATTTCATGACATTCTCAGAAATTCATATAAGAACGTAGAAGGTGGATACGGCGGTCTAGGGCATGGAACAGAAGAAGAATCCAAGTCAATTCATAAGGACTTGGATTCTTCTTTAATTAAGGCTGTCAAGAGAGACGGTAAGATAAGTTCTGTTAGATTATACAAAAATTCTTTTGGTCGTAAAGCTATCGCTGCCGGTACAGATGGTACTCCGCAAGGAAAGACAGATTATAAAAAAATTAATCATGAAGACCATACGCAAAAACGTGCTTGGGGTGAAATTTCTGGTGTTCCCGAAATCATTAATAAAAAGATGGGTGTACCATATGTTCATGCAAAACATGCAGAAAAATTATTGAATAAGCCAGTTGACATTACGGGTGAATTCACGTATAAGAGACAATTGGGAAAAGAAAAACACGAGAAGTCTATTATGGGACATCCTAAGTCATGATGAATTATGCTATCTGCATTTATAAGCACAAAATTGCAAAAATTCTTGATAAAAGAATCGAGCTAGGAAAGTTACAATTTTTTACATCTGTAACCATTCCCTATGATCTTGGAGAAAAAAAGATTATCGAAAACATTGACAATCTTCTTTCTTTGTCGTATAATAACTGCAATTCATCCGTAACCGTTTATATTGATGATGCTATTTATACTCAGGCACTGAATATAATCAAGGATTATGGATTTAAGGACATTGTTGTATACTGATATCTGAGGTTTATTATGGCTATTACTTTTTCTAATTTTGTTCAGGTTTTCATGAACATAAGCGAATATGCTTATAGCAGCAACGACCTTTTGAATTGTTCAAAGGATCGTAATCTATGCTTAGATGTAAATCACAAATTAAATTCTAATAATATTACATATGAACTTATTAATGATGCTGATTATAATAAGGCGCATATTGCATATAATAGAGTTGAAATAGCTCCAATTGATGATTTAATTACTTATAATTCAGCACTTCATGAAATCGGTCATATTTTGACTACCGATTTAAATCATCTTATGATGGTATATCGGAAGATTGCCGACGAAGGTTTCTTGAATGCTTCAGATAGTCTTTTTCAAGAATATAAAGAAGTTGCAATTATTTATGAAAATCTGGCTTGGGATTGGGCTAAAACCAATTCTATATCTTGGAATTCAGATGTTGACAAACTTGTTAAAGAGTGTGTGCTTACATACACCGACTCACCACCAATCTCAGTTTTTAGGAATTATGTGGGAATATGAATAAAATCGTAGAAATGAATTTTGGCTCTCGTCTTTACGGGACATCTACGCCTGCTTCTGATATTGATATCAAGGGCGTATACCTTCCTACAGCAGATGATATTCTGTTGGGTCGTATCAAGGGTTCCGTATCTACCAAGCGTCCAAAAGGCGAGGGTGAGAAGAACTATGCCGGTGAGGTAGACGAAGAATATCATTCACTTGACAAGTTTCTGGATTTGGTCTATCAAGGCCAGACTGTAGCCATCGACATGCTATTCGTCAATCCTGAAAATATTATCAGTAAAAATTATATTTGGGATGATATTGTCGCAAATCGTGACAGGCTGATTTCACGAAAGTCAGAGGCTTTTATTGGCTATTGTATGCAACAGGCCAAGAAGTATGGTATCAAGGGTAGCCGAGTTGCTGCCGTAAGAAGCTCACTTGACTTTCTTAAGAGCTTTCTAGTAAAGCCTTCTACAAAACTAAGAGAAGTTGCACCTTGGATTGCAAATTTTGTTAGCGAACAAAATAATGAATTTGTTAAAATCGAGCATACATTTCAACAGTCTGGCGTCGAAATGCTTTTCTTTGAAGTATGTGGTCGTAAAATCCAATTCAATTCTTCTTTGAAAGAAGGTATTGACATTCTTCAGCGATTGATGGATGAATACGGTACAAGAGCCCTAATGGCCGAAACCAACACTGGTGTAGACTGGAAAGCACTATCACATGCCGTTCGTATCGCTCAGCAGGCTGTAGAGCTTTTTGAAACACATAACGTCGTGTTTCCTCGTCACAATGCTGCATATCTTTTGGATATCAAGCAGGGTCGTATTCCTTACGTTGAAGTAGCTGCACAGATCGAAGACTTGTTCGAAGAAGTAAAAGCAGCATCTTTGAAGTCAACTCTACAAGAGAAGCCAGATAAAGATTGGATTGAAAATTTTATCATAGAAGAATATCGTGATGTTGTTGTAGAATATTGAGGTTAAAATGAAAATGGTATTTTTTAATACTTAATACATTATGGTTGGTGGGAACATTAGCATCAGGTGCATTAATGGAAATATATATTGGTGCTGCCTATGTGAAAGGTGCTGGATTAGGTGTATTAATTATAGTTTTTGGAATAATTGTATACATCTGTAATATTTTGATAGTAGTAGAAATGAAAAATTGATATGATTGCCATAATTTATACTGTACTTCAGCTTATAGCATTCGGTGTAATGTGGTTATACATAATGTCTGTTATGATTATAACTCAAGGTAACTATCTTTTAGTTACTTGTATGCTAATTTCATTTGCGTTGAATTTAACGTTTAGTATTCTCTATTTAGTCGAAAGGACAAAATAATGCGTGGTATTGGAGTAGTTGCTACTTGGGTAGTTGTTTTCGTTATGTTTCTTGGTCTAGGCTTCGGCCTGAATTATGCTGGATATCTTCAGTATAGTTTCTTTGCACCAAAGTATGAACAGGTTCGAAACGATACATTCAAGAATTCTCAAGCATACAATGATGGTATGGTTCGAGAATTGTACAAGATTAATGCACAGTATCTTGCTGCTGATGCAGATGGTGGTTCTTTGCAAAGACCCAAAGTCAGAAAATCTTGAGCCAGTATATTTTGAAGATCGTGTAACAGTTTCACCTTTCGAACTTCAGTAAAAGACTTCCGTGCCTACATTAATAAATAGATGTAGGCACGGAAAGAGGTAAAATATGTTAGGTATTGTAGGGTTTTTAACAGGTCCATTAGGTAAAATTGCAACCTATGCAGGTATTGTACTTGTAGTAGTAGGTATTGCATTCGGTTATCTTAAATTAAAAGAACATGAAGCCGTTCAACAGGCAACGCTTCAGTATAATATTGAACAGCTTCAGCAAGTTCAGAAGCAAAACGACGCCTATAAGGCTCAGATCGACACCTTACAGCAACAGGCTGACGTGCTTGTCAAGCAAAATGACGATTTAAATAAAGCTGTTGATACACAAAAAGATGAAATCGATTCTTTTATTTTAAATAGCAACGACCAAACACTTGATCCTCTATTCAATCAAGTTTTGAATAAGATGAAGGGTAAATAATGAAAAAAATTCTTTCTGTAATTCTTTTAGCAGGATTTTTAGCTGGCTGTCAAGAAGTTAGTCCAGATTTAGTTGTAACTGCTCCAAAGGTCGTCGTACCTCCTGCATCCCTTATGGTTTGCACAGTTCCTGCTTTACCAGACAAATTTAATACCAACAAAGATGTTGCATCCTTGCTTAATAAGGTGTATAATAGCAATGTTAAGTGTAAGAACAACATGGATGGGATCAAGTCCTTCTTTGTGTCTGCACGAAAAACAATACACTAATTAAAACGACCTAGTTCATTTCTAGGTTTGGTTTTATTACGGTCTAACTCTATTTATAGGATTTTAAATGTTAATTGTTTTCGAAGGTTTGGATTGTAGCGGAAAATCTACACAAGCAAAGATGCTATTTGACTATTTAACCAGTATTAAGACAGACGTTCTTCTTACAAAAGAACCGGGTGGTTCTGCTGAAGGGACAATGATTAGACTTTTATTAACAGAAAGTTATTTAGATGAAACAGAAAAACTATTTCTGTTTCTGGCTGATCGAGCAATTCATGTAAGAAAAGTGATCAGACCGGCTCTTGACAGTGGAACCGTAGTAATTAGTGATCGATATCACGACTCTACAGAAGCCTATCAGATCGATAACTTTTCCGAGTATGAGTTATCCGATCAGACTATAGCACAATTAAAGATTCTGGCTACTCGTGAATTGGTTCCAGATGTAACATTTCTGATCGATGTTTCAGAGGAAGTCGCTTTTGTTCGAATGCAAAAGCGTAAAGAAAACAATGTTTTAGATGTGGCAGATTTACTACATCTAAAAATGATCAGAAGCAATTTTCTTGAGATTTGGGCTAACCAAAAAGATAGAAAAGTCATAAAGATTAACGGTAATCTTCCAGAAGACGAAGTACATGATATGATTCGTTACTGGTATCACATTATTAAAAGCACAAAGGAATAATATTATGAATATTGATAAAGAAAAGTTCACTAAAGCATTAGCAAGACTTGCATTCGAAACTATTTTGTTTCAAACAGCTTTCTTAGAAAAAGACCCTGATCTTAAGGATTTGAGAGAAGCTGCTATGACAGACTCAAAAAAGTTAATTGCTGAAGCAAGAAAGGAAATTTTTGAAATGGTAGGTCTTGAAGTTACCGAAAAAGAGTTTCTTGAAGAAACTACAAATTATGTTGGTGCAAAAATCGTTGAAGAATTATCAAAGTTAGGTGGCGCTTTATAATTTTAATAAATAGAATACGGAGGGTGGCGTTCATGGTGAACATACGGTCTTGAAAACCGCGCCTCCTAACGGATGATGGTTCGATTCCTTCACCCTCCGCCAATTTTTATTCCGCTTGATACCTACGTTTCGTGGCTGAAACTGTTCGGATAGAAAAGTATCGAGTTTGATTGTCTCCTTATCGAATAGCCGATAGCATCAGGTACGCCGAAGACAAGAGGAATCATTTAAAAGGAAAACGTTATTAAAAAATTATTGTTAGTAGTAAGTTTCATTTTATTAGGTATTGTAAATGCTCATGCTTTGCCTAATTATCAGTCTCTCATGACTATGAGAGATTTTAGTGGTGTACATGCACCATTAGTCTTGCATCCTGCTTTAGAACAAACTGTAAAAGCAAGTTATTATGGCGTTCACGATAGTTCAGGAAAATATACGTCTTCAGGACAAAGATTTAATCCATACGAATTAACTGCTGCTCATAGAAGTCTTCCTTTTAACACAAGACTTAAAGTAACTTTTAATGGTAAAGAAATTATTGTTGTTGTTAATGATCGCGGTCCTGCTGTCTATACAGGTCGATCATTAGATTTAAGTTATGGTGCAGCCAAGGCATTAGGACTTGTAAAGTATGGGGTTGCTTACGTAAAAATAACCAGAATATAGGAGATTCTGTTGCCTGAATTGTCACCATTAAATGTTGAATATAAACTAAAATTTAGATATCTGTTTTCACAAAGAGAATTAGATAATGTATGTTTATTCATTCGAAGTCCAGATGATATCGAAGTTTTCGATAAAGGAATTGATAAACTAAGTCTTACACCGCAGCTTTATCTTCTTATTGGTCGTAAAGACGTTATGCCTGCTTACAGATCAAAATATATTGCTGATATCAGTTTGTTGAACGATTCGAAGAATCCCTTAGTAAAAGGATTTTTCGATAAATTTAAAATAGAATACTTTAAGAACCAAGGCTCTTTACAAAACTCTGAGCCTGAGAAGAAAGACCAGAAATAATCGGAGACAGGCTATTGATTCCTTGAATTACAGCCTGTTTTGCTATGTCTTTCTTGCCTGAGTTAGGCATCTTAATATAGGCTTGTGCCATAGCAAAGTTTTGTAAAGATTGAGTAATTTTAGACGTATTCAATACAGAAACAGGAAGATGATTATTTAAAGTACTTTGGATCGCTCCTGCAATCGTAGGTAATACGCTTCCTAATTGACTTAGTATAGATTGTGAATTTGTTCCTAATGTTGCACTACTTCCTTGTTGTGATATACTATTAAAATAATCTGAAAGCAACTGTTCTAAGTTAGCCTGAGTAGGATTATTCAAAAAGTTTTGTAAATCGTTAATTAATAAAGGTGTAGTAGCATTAATAATACCTGATACTAAAGGACTCGCTGTAACTGTTGATCCACTTGTTTGAATTGCTACAATTAAGGATTTTTGTGCGAGTGTAGAAAGTTGTGAAGGAATTATTACTGGACTAAGTGCAGTCAAGAATGTATTTAAACCGACAGTATTCAAAGCCTGTCCTAGAGTCTGTCCTACAATATTAGTAATACCGTTGACAGAAGAAAAAGAATGAAGATCATCTAGCTTAATAAAGTTAGCTACAGCATTTGGCAAAACCGAAGTTAAATGTGAAGGATCGACACTGGTCAACTGAGATAGAATAGAGCCTGAAGGGTTATTAACACTTCCTACTGTTGGTATTGTAGCATATTTGGTGTTAGAGCTTGCAGTAGCCGTAACGTCTTCCCCATCATTATCTTTTGATTCTGTAGGATTCGTAGACGCATTATCTTCCTGAATAATATTCTTTCCTTTACGAGTCACAAACTTATTATTCTTATTACGATTCGTAATAGGATTAGAGTTTGTGCCGGGAACCAAACCGACTTGACCATTTTGGGTAGAGCCGCTCTGAGGGTCGCCAGCCTTGGCTATGACGTGGGTAAAGATTGGATACTGTTTATCATCATCTAAGAAGTATCCACCGACCGTAGTGCCTTTAATGACGCCTACAGGTAGGTTTCCAATCTTGTTATGTCCTGCTGACGTGATATCTTGTGTTGGTTTAACCCAAGGTAATTGTGCATCTGGAATGTTAGCCGTATCATCATACAATCCGTGAATTCGGACTTGGACTCGGCCTTCTTGTTCGGGATCATTTACGTTTACGACAAGACCATACCATAATGAACTGCCGAAGCTTCTTTCAGTCAAAATATTTCTCCTACAAAAGAAATATTTATTGACATCTTCAAGCGTTTCGTTTAAAAAGAATTATGAACGACTGAGAATTAAGATGGAAGTCTACAATAGGTTTAATAAGTCTAACGTGAATGATGTTTATGCAGATTGAGGATTTTCATCATGGCTAAATCGAAACGTGGAAGACGCACTGGTCCAAGGGAAGACGAAAGAATTGTTTCCCTTCGTGAGAGAGTTCAGACAATTCTTCATAATTCTCCTGATGCAGGAAATATTTTCGATCTTATGACGATTGGTTATCGAGTGTGGAAGCAAGGTATTGGAATTCCAGTAGAAGACATTAAACTTGTCCTCGTCGAGGAATGTATGAAGTTCGAGTTTGAAAAGGAAGTTCAAAATACCGCTTGACTTCATAAGCAACATACCCTATAAAGGTGACATGAACAACGGAGCAACGGACATGGTTCACTAAACCCAAATCTGCTGTTGGCTGAATGGTGCAGATGATGGGCCAAAGATTTAGCAAAGGGTGTAGAAATCCTATACACCCGGATGACCAAGGGGACGGAGCCCATTAAAAAGGCTAGGTGCGGTATCTGACGACTACCAAGAGATACGGCTGACGGGTAGAGTAGACGGTAAGGGTGCGGGAATTACCTTAACAACGCACGTTCTTTATATAAGAACAACAGTCTAGGTGACGACTGCCTGATTACACTACTAATCAGGCACCTGTAGTGAGGGGGTTTATGGTGCAATTCCATATGTTGTTTTTATATAAAGATGGAGAATTATAATGACAAATCAAGAAATGTTTGAAAAATCATTCGAGCGTCCTTGGTATTTTTTTGAACTTGATGCGAAAGAACAATGGTATCTAGATAAACATTTAGGTATTTTAGATTGGGATGGTAGTGATCTTACCAAAGAAGAATTGAAAAGGTTTCATAATCATTACAAGAAGCCGAAGCCAAAGAAGAATAAATAAATATATATAGGGGTGCGGTGCAGTTGGAGAGGCACGCTGGTCTCCAAAACCAGTCCGAAAGGTGAGACGAGTTCGATTCTCTCTACCCCTGCATAAGCACTCCGTATCTATATATAGCAATAGTAAGTCTATTATAGATACGGAGGTTTAGCGATGTATTGATTAAATCATATAACCCTCTTATAGCTCACTGGTAGAGCGGCCAGCCGGATAGGCGGTGCGTATGTGGTTCGATTCCATATAGAGGGACCATTTTATAATAACCCTGATAAGCTAATCTAGTGAAAGCGCCTGTCTGAAGAACAGGAGAGTTTCGGGCGGAACGAAAATCAGGGACCATTTACCTTTGGAGAATGAACATGAATGAAGCATCATCTGTAACAATTTCACTTGAGCGATTTAACTCCCTATTGGAAGCCGAAGCCAAGCTAGAAGCTCTAGAGGCTGCTGGTGTTGACAATTGGGATGGCTATGATTATGCTATGGAAATCCTAGCAGAAATGGAAAAGAGTGACAAATGAACAAGCAAGTAATTCTCGTAAGAACTGATCTAGGAATGTCAATTGGAAAGACAGCCGCTCAGGCCGGTCATGCTGCTATCATGTTTCTCGTTCATCATCTTACCTACAACATTCCATTTAGCAAAGTCCAGATGGACTGGCTTTTCGAAGAAAAGCTAAAAAATTCTGAGTGGAATTATGGCGGCATGAGAAAGATCGTTCTGGCTGTTAATGATTTGCAAGAGCTTTTACAACTTGTCAATTTTGCACAGCAGATCGATATCGAGGCCCATTTGGTATTTGATGAAGGTCTAGACTGTATTACATGTGCCTCTCTAGGTCCAGATGCAGCCGATAAGATTGATATTGTCACAGATCATCTAACTTTGCTAGGTAAGTAATTGAAAATAATTCCTATCTATGATAAAGACGGAGTTGAGATTAATCAACTTCAAATCGACGATATTTTCTCCCTTACAAATGAAAGAGTTTGTAAGGGAGAAAAAGGTTATTATAAAGGCGTAGGAATTAATTATTCCAGCCATTATATTCCTCCTGATCCAAAATTTAATATGTATGGTTATACTTTATTAAATAAATCTAATGTATTTTATATGGGTCCGAGAGTAAGTAAATTTGATTTTAAGGGCAAATCAGGAATCTTTCTTGAACCTTATCAGCCTCAGTTTAGCGACTTTATAGGCACATGTGGTTCTAAGGAGCTATCTATCATAGAAAACTCTGAAGCCTTTCAGCGGTCTTCTGTGATCGTTAGAAGCATAGTGAATTGGGATAAAGACAACAATCAATATTATTTCGTGCTCGATTACAAGTGTGCTCGTAGAAAATATTTTGATGATGGCGATCCAAAATCTCTTTACAAGCTCTTAGAATATATGGTACAAGAGAACTGGAATTTCATTTGGGACAAGAAATCAATTAATGATATTTCATATAATGGTCTTGTAACCGACGTAGCAGATATCTTTTATTCAAAAGAATTGAAAAGTAAGATAGGTACAGTTTATTCAGTTCTTTACAGTTTAGGAAAATTGTATCCTGATTTGTATAAAGCATTTTGTATACAAAATCATATATTTCATGTAAATGATATGGACTATGTTTTCAATACTATTTTTCTTTTAGAGAAGTTTGGTATTGACATGAGTGATTTTTTTATGCAGAATGCTCGTGCTAGTGAAATCTACAAAAATGTGGTAATGAATTATCTCATTGTTGGTAGAAATTGTGGCGACTGTTGTTACGTTGATTTAGGTAATCAAGTTCGTGAAGGTTACATACAGCAAACCAAAAAACAACTAAATATTGGAGATTAAATGTCTAAATTTCAGGAAGAATTGGTTAATATGATGCCGGTAAGAGATAATCTTATCGAATCAATGAAAGCTTATTGTAGAATTCTTGCATTAGAGGGAAAACGTGAACTTATCACTTCTTCCGATATGAAGTTAAATGCTCAAGAGATTCTTATTTTAAGAAGTTTTTTTATAAACGAACATCTTACTGTTGAATTGAAATATACTGGTTATAATGACCCATATTTAAGAATTTGTTGGATTTAAAAAAGTTCTTGACATAAATATCGAATTGAGTTAGATTATGCAAGTCAGTTCAGGGGGTGTGGTTCCTTACTCTGAATGGTCCTTAATCGGAACCTCGCTTAGACTATCCGAGGGTTTAAGTTAAATAATACGGTCGTCGAAGTGCGAAATATAAGGTATGTTACTTAAACCTGTCATTTGTCATAGACAGTACCAGATATTTCCGCGACATGTATATCTCGGAGGCCATAGAGACGGTTGTAGGTACACGCGGGTTAGGAACCTACATTAATTCACCAAGTCGCACTTGGCAAGTAAAGTACCGGATAGCTACCGGCAATTATTAGGTGTATTATGTCATATCACGATTTGTATATAATTGTAATAGTTTCCATTATTGTTTATTTTCTTGTGTGAGGTAATTATGTCAGATGCTCAAATGTGGTTTTGGCTGATTTTTGTGATTGCTATTGTTATAGCAGGAGCTTATGGTTTCATTTAATAAATAGAAGTTCAATAAGGACCATTAGCTGAGTTGGTTTTAGCGGGAGATTCTTAATCTCCGTCAACGTAGGTTCGAATCCTACATGGTTCACCATTAAATAAAAATACGGACTCGTTACCATAGTAGGTCGAATGGACGAGACTTTTAATCTCGTGATGCTGTAAAGCTCCACCGTGGGTTCGAATCCCACCGAGTCCTCCAATTTTGAATTACAGCCCTTACGACGGTAAGGTTCCTGTAAAAGCTGATCTGCTCGACGGAGTGACGTTAGATTCGGTAGATTACAGACCGTGATCGTGACCGATACCATTTCATAGGAGAATATTATGGATGAATTAGAATTGAAAGGAAATCCTCCTGATCTGTTCTTTTTTTGTTTTCTGACAATTATCGTTGTTCCAGTAACGTTTGTATGGGTATTATATAAAATTTTCAGTTGATATAGACATAAATATCTATTATAGATATGTCTATGGAGAAAAATCATGAACGATCATGAACCAAAATCAGAAGCTTATAAAAATGCTTATGAAGCTGATAAGGTAGCTTATCAGAAAGCCAACGAAACTGGTGTTAAGCATTATGCAACATGGTCTAATCATGTTCTTAGCCATAATGAATTCATGTCTTATTCTAAAGAAGCTCAAAAATTAGGTAAAGACTTTTATAAAGTGCGAAGTCTATGGACCAAAAAATCTGCTGCACCTTCTAATAATTTATCTGCTACAGATAATTCAACGTTAAGTTTTTTTAAACATCAAAGCGATAACAAAGGAAAATTGGCTAGATAATTATTGACAATCGATTTCTTCATGCTATGATGTTCATACATTAACGGAGAAATGTAATGTTTCAGCCTGAGATTAAAACGCTTCCTCGTGGTGGTATATATAACGATCATCGCTTCATCGCCTCGGGTTTTACGACTCGTGAAGAAGCTCAGCGATACCTAGATGGAAGACAGTACGATCTTATTGATCGCTGTTTTTCAGGACGTATTAAAGAAGATGAAGACGGTAAGTTTTCCGTTCATGTGTCATACCTCTGAGGTAAAAAATGATCAGTATCATTGTGGTAGTAGCTATTCTTGTCAATCATTTTGTTGCTGATTTCGTTCTACAATCCGACTGGATGGCTAAAAATAAGTCTTTCAATGATAATGCACTTGTGTTACATGTATTCATATACACATTTGCTTTAATGCCATTATATTTTGTATTTAAATATAATGGTGATAATACGATGATCTTTGCAGGATTTATTATTGCAAATTTCTACTTGCATGTGGCTACGGATTATGTTACATCAAGGTTGAATACGTATCTCTGGAAGAAAGGTCAAGTCCATTATTTCTTTGTTAGCGTAGGATTTGATCAACTTTTACATTATGCTGCACTTTTTTCAACATATTGGTTTTTTATCAGAATTATACAATAAATAAACTACTTGAATTCAGGTCGGTTGTCGTCTAATATTAGGACACGGTGGCGTTGCGTACCGAAATGAGGGTGCAACTCCCTTCGACCAACATATTTTGATTATGGGATCATAGTTTAGCGGTCTAGAACAATTGCCCTTCAAGCAATAAGACGTCGGTTCGAATCCGACTGGTCCTACCATATTCCTTTAGGAGTTTAAAATGAAACAGCGTGACATTAGAAAGTTCAATCCCATCGCGAAGGATTTGCGTACTCCGAAGTATCGCATCCGTATCGTCGAGTTAAAAACTGTTTACAAACGCCAGAAGTTCAAGGAATATCAGAATGATTAAGTATGAAAAGTTAAATGTAATCAAGACTTATGAACTACCTCAAAAATATTCTACATACTTTTTTAACAAGTACGATGATCAAATGTGTAATGGCAAGCTCGTCGATCTTAACTGGTCAGAGTTCGGTCTTCCGTATATTGATCGAGTTGGTGAAGAAGATTGGACTGATGTAGACCCAGAAGAAATTGAATTCCGTAAACTTGCCACAGAAGATGGCGTACCAGAAAACGAAGATTTGTTTCTACAATTCGTTTGGTAAATTGAACCCTGTCCGAAGATTACCTCCTTCTTCGGACATATCCCTTGACGTAATGCAATTTCTGGTGTAGATTTGCATTACGTCAAGGAGTTTATTAGGATAAAGATAATGGTTTGTTATTTAGCTGTTAAAGAAAATTCTGATTGGGAAGGTACGTTTACTCAGCCTTTGAAAGTTTTTCTATCAAAAGATAGTGCCGACTTGTTCGTCATGGAATTGAATGAAAAGAATGAAAATAATGTTAAACTTTTGAATAAAATTGAAAACAAATTATCAAAAATTTCTTGTGATCCAAAAAAGAAAAATCTAGTTGATGCATACAGATATGAAATAGCTGAGCTTTATAAATTAGATTTTTCTGAGAATTATTTCTATTGTGTCAAAGAACTAGAATTGGTGGAGACGTAAAATGACAGTCGCAGAATACGTAGAACAGCTTCTAAAGCTCGATCAGACAGCCACAGTGGTCAACTATGACTATGAATGGGGTTACTCATATGGGGTTGCTCCTGTCGCCATTAATAGTGTTATGATCCAGCAGGGTCGATTTACTGATGATGACGTAATTGACGTAATTGTCAATAATGTCGTTTTGGTGTAATAAATAAAGAATGGTCATGTAATTCAACGGTAGAATGCCCGCCTGTCGAGCGGAGAACGAGGGTTCAACTCCCTCCTTGATCGCATAAGCACTCCGTAGCTATAAATAGCAATAATAAGTCTATTATAGTTACGGAGGTTTAGCATTTTTATACTATATACAAAATTACAAATAATATCAATGGTAAATTTTATATAGGTAAACATCAAACTACTAATCTTGATGATGATTATTTTGGATCAGGAAAACTTCTTAAAAGAGCTATTAAGAAGTATGGTATTGTAAATTTTACTAAAGAAATTCTAGAGGTATATGATACCGAAGACAAAATGAATCTTGCTGAGAAAATTTTAGTTATAATAGATTTTGAAGTTAGTTATAATATTTGTTCTGGTGGACACGGTGGTTTCGGATATATTAATGATATACTTACATTTGAACAAAGATCAAAGATAGGTCAGTCTCCAAAGAAACGTAGAGTTCATAATGAAAAATCATTAAAATCTATTAGAAAAAATATACAATATGCAGTAACATTCGTTAATATACCAAGACGACAATTTTTAGCTGGATTAGCTGCAAAACGACCAGAAGTAATGAAAAAACGTAAAGATACATTTCAAAAAATAAAACATGCTCAAGGTGAAAATAATTCTCAATATGGTACTTGTTGGATTACGAATGGTCAAGAAAATAAGAAGATAAAAAAAAGAAGCTCTTGACGAATGGATAAATAAAGGGTATTATAAAGGTAGAATATAAATAAAACAATGCGGGTGTGGGACATTGGCTGTCCGGTAGCCTTCCAAGCTACTTTCGTAAGATTAAAAGAGTGTTCGATTCACTTCACCCGCTCCATTTTTTTATTATATCGTAATGCGGATATAGCTCAAAGGTAGAGCACAACTTTGCCAAAGTTGAGGTTGTGGGTTCAAATCCCATTGTCCGCTCATAAGGCAGACCGAGGGGTCGGTAGAAATGGCAGGAGGTACTTAGAAATAGGTATTGGCTCCATGCGCTCTCGGTGTAGAAATACCCGACCAAAAGTTTATGTTAGTTGACGAGTGGAGGAATTGGTAATACTCTACGGCTCCTGAAAGGGAAACTGTTCGTTGTCGGGTGATTAAATCCGGCTGCCTGTCTATAGGTGGCGAAAGCATTGTAGGTTCGAGTCCTACCTCAGTAAGTATAGACCATTACTAACATATTGAATTTAAAAGAGTAATAAAAATTAAGGAAGTTGGCTTAGAAGCAGCCATCTTTTAAAGAGTTGCAAGTTGTCTGGATTTTATCTTGGACCCAAAGAGATAGAAAAAGTCAACAGGGGAAAGACAAGTAAAGTTTATGTATTTTGTTTTACGGGCGAAGCCGTCGAATTAAGTTGCCAATGTCAGTTGGGCCTGATATGCTACGATGATACATAAGACCCTCCGAGCATTTGGCGTCATAGCACACTTTCTTTTTTTACTCAATATCCTGTATTAGCTTAATGGTAGAGTGACGGAATGTTAATCCGTAGATAGGGTAGGTCTTAAAATTCTAGATGTATTAAGATGGTTCGATTCCCCTATACAGGTCCAATTCTCGTGGTATAATTCAGAATTCGAAGATCAGGCTGATTAAATTCAAAGCCCCGGTATGCCCGGTAAGCTGTCTGATCGGGGAGGTTCAATTGCCTCACGCCATGCCTATTTAAAAATATTAAAGGAATTTAAAATGAAAGTCGTAGTTGGTAATTGTTACAAGCACGTTAAGCGTGACAGTAAGTATGTTGTGACTGCTATCTCTAAGCTTCAATGGTCTGCAATGAAGCACCTTGAAGATACGTTAATGGTGACATATCACAATATTTACGATGATGAATCGTGGACACGTCCACTAAATGAATTTGCAGATGGACGATATATCGAGTATATTCAGTATGACTGAAGATCATCTTAATCCATATCACGATCCTAATCGCCTGAATAGAGAGCACGTAAAGACTGTCTATTCAAAGAAGGACGAATATTTTGTCGTCATCGAGTATCCTGACGACCATTCAACATACGAAGTCTCATGGTCTGCATGGGTACGAAAGGTACGCGATGAAATCCGAAATAATTGAATATAAAATTATCGAAGCTTATTCATACGAAGTTTCAAAAGTGTAGGCGATCATCTTAAAGAAGGATGACAGCTTTATGGATTTCCGTTCAGATCAGGAAACTTCTGTGTTTGTCAGGCTATGGTAAAGTACAAGAAGCAATATCCTGATCATCATGTACCAGAAGATGGAATATATTCACAACTCTTTTGTTAAAATCCATTACTTCCTGATATACCTTCAATAGTTTCGGTATATCTAGGTCTAGTAGTCGGTAAATCAATGTGTCTGGCAATTCTTGAAACAAGGTAATTGCCAGACACAGCCATGTCTGTAGAGCGATCCTTTGTAATTGTAGACTGAGGAATGTTTACATTGATCATATCACCGGCTTTAACTCTAGTATCTCCATAGACTCTAAGAGTGATGTAATTCTGCAACAAATTTGAAATGTAAGCAAGCTGCAAAGGTGTGGCATTCTGAATGCTGGTCTGTGGTCTTGATGCTGAGTCGGCAGGAATGAATGAAAA